ACCGGCTCCGTCTTGAGCCGCGTCTTCCGCCAGCCGATCGGCGCCGGGTCGAACGGCATGCAGTTGCCGGCGATCGACGAGACCAGCCGCGCCGACAGCTCGCGCTACGGCGGCATCGTCTCGACCTGGGTCGGCCAGGGCACGTCGGTGACGAGCGGCAAGCCGAAGTTCCGCATCATGGACATGAAGCTGCGGAAGTGCATGGCGACCGTCTACGCCACGGACGAGCAGCTCGTGGACGCCATCGCACTGGAGGGCTGGGTCAATCGCTTCCTGCCACTGGAACTGGCGTTCCGGGTGGAGGACGCGATCATCAACGGGCTCGGGTCCAACCAGCCGCTGGGCCTGCTCAACTCCGGAGCCGTGATCAGCATCTCGCGGAACACGTCGAACAAGATCATCTACGACGACGTGAAATCCATGTGGCTGCGCCTGTGGGCCGGGAGCCGCGGCGTCGCCGGAGACCTCAGCACGACCGTCTGGCTGGTCGAGCAGAGCGCCGAGGGCGAGCTGGAGAACCTGCAGATCCCGATCGGCACGGCCGGCGTGCTGGCGCCGATCTACAAGCCGGCCGGCTCACAGCCTGGACAGCGGTACGCCCACCTCTACGGGCGCCCGGTGATCCCGGTGGAGTACTGCGCGGCGCTCGGCACGGCGGGTGACCTCATCCTGGCGGACCTCAGCCAGTACGTCGTGATCGACAAGGGCGCCGTAGAGCAGGCGGTCTCGATGCACGTCGCGTTCCTGACCGATGAGCAGGTCTTCCGGTTCATCTACAGAATCGACGGGCAGCTGCAGTGGAACGCGGCGCTGACCCCGAAGAGCGCCGGCAACACGCTGTCGTGCGTCCTGAACCTCGCCGCCTAGCGTGAAGGAGTAGAAGTGATGTTTCCGAACATTCAGGTCATCCCGCTCCAGGAGCCAGAGGACATCCAGTCGGCTGGCGCCGATCTCGACTCGATCAACATGGGGAAGCTCCACAAGGTGGACATCCTCATCATGCTCGGCGCGATCACCGGCAACGACACGGAGATCAAGCTCTGGTCCGGCGCGACAGCCGGCACCAAGACCACGGCCATGGCGTTCAAGTACCGGAAGTCGAACGCCGACGTGCCGGCGGCCAGTGCAGACGTCTTCGGCGCACGCACCGCGGCGGTCGCCGGGACCGGGCTGGTGTTCACCGATGCCGGCGACTACAACCTGCGGACGGTCTGGATCGAGTTCATGGCCGACCAGATGACCGACGGCGAGGAGTGGCTGACGGTGGCGATCGACGACGGATCGGCATCGGTGCTGCTCCTGTCCGCGGTCGCGATCGGCTGGCCGCGCTACAGCGGCGACACGCACACCACGGCGCTGTAGGGGTAGCCGCCGTGGCACAGATCGATACGCGTACGTCCCGGCTGCTGCGCACGGTAGCCGGGGCCTACGCCGGGGAGGTGCGGGAGTATTCGTCGACCGCCGCAGTCGCGGCACTGGCGTCAGGCACTGCGGTCGAGGTGGGTATGCCGGCGGAAGAACCCACCCGGAAGGTCGCCGATGACCGGCCGACGATACGGTCCGAGAGGCCAGCAGCACGGAGGAATAGGCGATGAGCGCAAAGAGCCAGTGGTCGCTGGACAAGACCGAGACCAAGATCGACACGCACAACGGCACTGGCGGACACCGCGTGCGCAAGAAGGGCGACGTGCAGACGCAGCGGTTCCGCGTTGCGATCGCCGACATCATCGCCGGCTACACGATCCTGGCGGCGCTCTCCGGGTTCAAGTACCGGATGATCGACTGCCTCGCGATCGCGATCGGCGGTGCGGCCGGGACGGTGACGACCGTCGACGTGCTCGGAACACAATCGTCGAGCGTGAAACTCTTCGCGTTCGCGCAGGCGCAGTTGACGCAGAGCACGGTGCTCCGGCCTGGTGTAGCCGGCTGCGCGGTACTCGCCAATGGTGCCTCGTTTGTCGCGTGCGATGACAACACGGCGATCACCGTCGGGCAGACCGGCAGCGACATCGACACGGCGACGCATGTCGATCTGATCCTGACGTATGCGATTGACGAGACCTAACGCTAGGACGTGAGGCAATGAATGGCCGGCACGATCACACAAACGGTGTATGGCGCAGGCCGCATCAGGAAGGTCGTCTTTACTTGCACGGCTGACGCCTCCGACGGCTCGTTTCCAGCGACTACGCTGACGAAGAAATTCGAGGGTCGGCTCATCAAATTGGTGACGGTGCCAGGCGGGGCGACGTCAGCCTCTGCGTCAGCATCGCCATCAATTTCCCCATCGGTCTCCGCGTCGGCGTCGGCCAGCGCCTCTCGCTCGCCGTCTGTCTCCGCCTCGGTGTCGGTGAGCCCGACGAGTTCGCGGTCCCCGTCCGTATCCGCGTCGCTGTCGGAGAGTTCGAGCAATTCCCCGAGCCAGTCAACGAGCGCCAGTGTCTCGCCGTCTGCGTCTGTCTCGCCGAGCAGCTCCATCTCGCCGTCCGTCTCAGCATCGGTGAGTGGTTCAGCTTCTGTTAGCCCGAGCGCCTCGATTAGTCCGTCGGTGTCGGCATCCGTCTCGGCTTCCGCGTCGGTGTCCCCGTCGGCGTCTATTTCGCCAAGTACGTCGATCTCCCCGTCGGTGTCCGCGAGCGCATCGGTGAGCCCGACGGCGTCCGTCAGCCCGTCGGCATCGATCTCGCCGAGTGCCAGCATCTCACCGTCAGGGAGCGCCTCGGCGTCCGTGTCGCCGTCGGCGAGCGTCAGCCCGAGCGCCTCGGTGAGCCCGTCCGCGTCTCTATCACCGTCTGTGAGCGCCAGCGCGAGCGTGAGCCCGTCCGTCTCCGCCTCGGCCTCGGTAAGCCCGTCCAGCAGTGCGAGCCTGTCAGCGTCGGCCTCGATCAGTCCGTCCGTCAGCGCGAGCCTCTCGGTCAGCGCGTCCGTCTCGCCGTCGTCGTCCAAGTCCCCGTCCGCCTCGCCATCGCCGACAATGGCGCCGCCGACCGCCAACTACGATGTGCGGCTGATTGACGACACAGGCTATGACCTATTGGAAGGGCTCGGCGCGGACCGGAGCCGGACAGCAGTGGAGCAGGTGGCCATCCTCTACGCGAGCACGTCGGTGCATCCATCAGTCGCTGCGGCTGACGAGCTTCAATTGGTGATCGACAATCACTTTGCGGTATCGGCTGAAATCCAAGTCCAACTCTACATAGAGCGCTGGGGTGACTGAGTCATGTCACTCCATCTCATAACTGCACCGACAGTCGAGCCGGTGACCGTCGCAGAGGCCAGGTCGCATCTGCGCCTCGACGACGAGGCCGGCGAACCGGCTCCGGTGGCCCCGACCGTCGCGCTCGCAAGCCCCGCGGTCGCTGGCAACGTCGATAACGGCGCGCATCGCTACCTCGTCACGTTCGTGACGGCGGACGGCGAGACGGAGGCTGGGGCGATCAGCGCGGCCGTGACCGTGGCGGACAAGACCGTCAACGGGAAGGTCGAACTGACGGCGATCCCGTTTGGCGGCGTAGCAGTCACGAGCCGCAAGGTCTACCGCACGGAGGCGGCCGGATCGACGTACCTGCTTCTGGCGACGATCGCGAACAACACTGCGAGCACGTACACCGATAACATCGCCGATGCGAGCTTGGGCGCGCAGGCGCCGACGACGAACACGACGGTCGACCCGTACGTAACGAACCTGATCACGGCCGTGCGCGAGCGAGCCGAAGTGGCCACACGCCGTCAACTACTTCAGGCGACATGGGATCTCTTCCTCGACGATTGGACACGTGACGGCGTGATTGAGATTCCGAAGCCGCCGCTCACCAGCGTGACGCACGTGAAGTACACGAATACCGGCGGGACACTCACGGCGCTGACGGTGACGACGGATTATTTGGTCAGCGCGCCGGCCGGGCCGCGGTGCCGCCGCGGGCGCGTCACGCTGGCGTACGGCCAGAGCTGGCCGTCGATCCGCGAGATCGCCGACGCGATTGTGGTGCGGTTCGTCGCCGGCTACGGTGCGACGGCGGCAACGGTGCCGAAGCTCCTGCGGCAGGCCATGCTCGTCGACATGGGTACGTTGCATGAGCATCGCGACGATGCCGTGGACGACATGCCGGTACATCCGCTTGCGAAGCGGATCTACGACAGCTACCGGAGCCATGCGCGGCACGCCACGATCCAGGAGGCGGTCTGATGCGGCTCTCGCCGTCGATCGGGAACATGCGCGAGCGTGTGGCGATCCAGCAGAAGACGTCCTCAACGGATAGCCAGGGCGGCCGTTCGGTCACGTGGGGCATTCTGGAGACGGTGGCCGCGGCGATCGAGCCTGAAGGCGCGACGACGGAGCAGATCCAGGCCGGCGCCATCACGGCTACTGGACGCTACCGAGTTCGCCTGCGGCACAGAACTGATATTACGGCCGCGATGCGTCTCCGGTGGCGGACGCGGATCCTGCAGATCCTGTCAGTCGTCTCTGACGAGCGGCGCCGCTGGCTACTCCTGCAATGCGCAGAGGTCCAGAGCTGATGGCATCCCTCTCGCTTTCGCCGGTATCGGTCGCCGTCTTCGGCAAGTTGAACGTCGCGGCCGTGACGGACCTCGCGACTGGCGGAGTACACGACGACGTGCCGCAGGATCCGACGTTTCCGTTCGTTTGGTATGAGGTCTCGGAGCGCGAAGGTCGCGGCTTCGGGACGGGCGGGTTCCCGGAAGTGGAGATTCGTGTCCATGTGTTCAGCCAGTACGAGGGCATGTCAGAGGCGCAGTCGATCCTGCTGCAGGCCATTGCCGCGTTGAAGGACGCGAGCCTGACGGTAACCGGCTATACGCAGGCCGGACTGGTGTTCTACGACGAGACGGTGCTATTGCCGCAGGAAGAGATCCACGGAATCAAGGTACATGAAGTCGTCGCGATGTTTCGCGCGTACGTAGAGGAATGACATGGAGAAGCTGCAAGACGAGGCGGACGACGCGCGCGATCCGGCAGCAGTGCTGCTCGATCCGGCGGGTCGGCCGGCGCGCTCACCGCGCACGGCTCTGTGTCCGCGCTGTGGGGCCGGACCAGATCAGCGCGTGGCATCGTCAGGGTTTGGGGACCCTCACCCAGTATGTCGGAGGTGCGGGCACGAATGGACAGGAGAACGCTTCGATGGCTAACCTCGACGGCCGCCAGTATCGCGCCGTGCGTCGCCTGAGCACGAAGGGTGACCTGACATTGGCCGAGCCTGGCGAGACGTGCGAGCGCGTGCCGCCGCAGAGCCTGCAGTGGCTCCTCAATGAAGGGAAGATCGTGCCGATCAACCGAATCAGCGAAGCGGAATGGGGCGACCTCGGGCGTCCGGAAGGGCAGGGATAGCGCGCCATGCCAGCACCGATATCGCCAGGGAAGTTCGGATCGGCGAGCATCTGGTTCCTCGTTGACGGGTACAACCTGATCGCCAACAAGTTGAAGGGCCTGCGCTACAAGCACGAGGCCCTACAGGAGCGGTCGGACGGGCTGGGCGACACCTGGGAGGAAACCTCGCCGACGGGGATGTCGCGCGCAGAACTGGCGCAGGAAGGCGCATTTTTCGACACGACGACGAACCGCATCCATGCCGCGATGTCCTCGCAGGCGCCGCTCTCGCCATCAGCGACGGCGCGGGTCATCTGCCTCGGGTTCGCCGGACACATCCACGGCCATCCGTTCGTCGGGTTCGAGGGTGCGTTCTCGACGGTCTATGAGGTGCTGGCCCAGAACGCGCAGCTGACGAAGGCGAATGCCGAGTACCGGATCAGCGGGCAGCTCGACAACGGCGCCATCCTGCAGCCGCTCGCCACGAAGGATAACGACTGGAACACGGCCACAGAGGGCAAGTCGGTCGACTACGCGGCGGACTCCACGCAGCGCGTCATCCCGATCACGTCGCACACGGCAGCGGCCGCCGCCGTCGTGACAACGCCGGTGCCGCACGGGCTCACGACCGGGGACATCGTCGTGATCTCCAGCGTGCATTCGGCCGGCGCGACGATCAACGGGCAGCGGACGGTCACGGTCGTCAGCACGACGACATTCTCCGTGCCGGTGGATACGACGGCCGGTGCCGGCACCGGCGGGTCGTTCGTGCGGGCGAATTCGTCAGGCGGCGGGGTCGGGTATCTCCAGGTGACGGCGATGACCGGGTTCGGCCAGTTCGTCGGCAAGATCCGCGACTCGGCCGACGACGTGACGTATGCCGACCTGATCACGTTCACGGCCGTCACGTCTGCGCCGGATGCCGAGCGGAAGACGGTCACAGGGACGGTCGATCGGTATCTGGCGTTCGACGGGGAGGTCTATGGGGACCTGTCGGCGTCGCTGTCGGCCTCGGCCTCGGTGAGTCCGAGCGCCTCCGTCTCGCCGTCGTCGTCGGTCAGCCCGAGCACGAGCCTATCGCCGAGCGTGTCGGCCTCCGCCAGCGTCTCCCCGTCCGCCTCGGTGAGCCCGTCGGCGAGCGTGAGTCCGAGCGCCTCGACGTCGATATCTCCGAGCACCTCGCTGTCGCCGTCGGTGAGCGCGAGCGGATCGGCCTCGGCGTCCGTCAGCCCGAGCGCGTCGCTCAGCCCGAGCGCGTCGACGTCGCTCTCGGCCTCTGCGTCCGTGTCGCCGTCGGTCTCCGCCTCCGTGAGCGCCTCCGCCTCTCGCAGCCCGTCAGTCTCAGCGTCGCTCTCCGCGTCGCTGAGCGCCTCGGCATCCGTCTCACCGTCCGCCGCGGCCGCGGGATCGATCACGGTGTTCTGTGGTTTCGCGCGAGGGTGAGATGTGGAGTGACGCACAACTGGCCGAGGCGCTGGAGACCGCGAAGGATCTTGAGCGGCATGCGCGTACGGCGCTCGCAACGGACGATCTGGCGGAGCGCGACGCCGCCGTCGCGGTGACGCGGCATGTGACCGCGTTCCGGAAGTCGCTGGAGAGCTGGATCGGGACGCGCGCCATCCGCGCGCACCTGTTAGGTAAGGGCGCAGTACAATAAGGCAATGGACATCGCCATCGAACGTCGTCGTGCCCAGAGCCGAGAGCGCAATCTGCGCTGGCGTGAGAAGCACGCCGAACGGAAGCGCGAGCAAGGGCGACGATGGTACGAGACGAATAAGGCGCAGGCGCTCGCGAGTGGCAAGCGATGGGCACAGGCGAACCGCGAGAAGGTCAATACGTACGCGCGGAGATCACGAGCCAAGCGCCATCCATACTATGGCAAGCAGTACTACGCGGCGAACCGTGAGCGCCTTACTGCGAAGGCTAAAGCGTGGCGTATAGCGAATCCGGAACGTCATGCGGCAAATGAGACTCGTTGGCGAAAGGCGAATCGCGAAAGGCTCCGCAACAAGGAAAGAGATCGCAGGAGGGCCAACCTTGATCGATACAAGGCGTACTCGCGCGAGTCACAGCGACGCGCTCGGACAAAGAATCCTGAGAATGTTCGCGAGCGGAAACGCCTCTGGCGCAAGAAAAATCCTGAGAGAGTGAAACAAACAGATCGTGCAAGCCGGGTTCGGAACGCGGCCGGGCAGAAAGCGCTACAAAGGAAATGGCGTCAAAATAATCCTGAACGGCATAGAGAGTTGAATCGTCGCTGGTATGCCGCGAATCTGGAGACGGCTAGGCTCCAGAAGCGATCGAGGCAACAGGCACGACGCGCTAGACGCGCCACAGCCTTTGTAGAGATAGTGGATGCTGCCGTGGTGTTTAACCGCGATAGCGGAATCTGCGGGATCTGCAAAACGCTCGTCGATAGAAACGAGTCGTGGCATGTTGATCACGTCGTTCCATTATCAAAGGGTGGCGCGCACTCGTATGCGAACGTTCAGTTGACGCATGCGCGATGTAACTGTTCAAAGGGAAACAAGCTCATCGCAGCATAGGTAATAAGTTGTAATTGGTATAGGGCATCAGTCCACCAGCCCCGCATTCATCTTGCCGCGCTGGCCGCCTTGGTCGCCCCATTCGTTCCCGTCCCTAAAAGGACGGGTGAAGGGACGATGTTATGAGCGGCCGGTATGGGTCTCAAAGCGTTACGATCACGTTCGACGATGCACCTGGAGGTACGGGGCGTATCGTCACCGGCTACGTGCAGACGATGAGCGGCACGAAGATCGAATCCGTCCTGCAGGCGAGCCATGCCTTCGGAGACTCCTGGGAGGAGCATACGCCGACGGGTATGGCGCGAATGGCGCCGGTCACACTGTCCGGGCACTGGGACACGACGGCCACGACCGGACCGCACGTGGTGTTCGTCGCGCCGGACGACGGGCCGCAGGACGACACGCGGACGCTCGTCATGGTGTTCGGGGACAGCAAGACGATGACAGTCGAGACGCGACTGGTGTCGTACTCCGTCAACGGCGTAAATGGCAACCTCACGCAGTTCGAGGCTGTCATTCAGCCGACGGGTGCCGCAGTCTGGAGCTGATCGTCTCTGTGAGTGGAGGAAGCTGAAACTGCGGCGGCCGATCGGGCACTGCCGATCCGCCGCCTCCGATTCACCTGAGAGGACAAGCCGTTATGAGTATCTTCGCGTCGCAGACACAGAAGACGATCCCGATCCAGTTTGACCCTCCGAATACTGTCACGGTTCGCAAGCTGACCGGTCGAGAAGTCGAGGAGGCGCAGGAGGCACACCGCAGCAGTATCGCGACTGGCAGCGCGCGGTCATGGGCGGCGACGTTCCGCCGGATGCTCGAACACGGGGCCAGCGATCCCGACGTGCTCAAGGTGATCGCCGACCCGTTAACCGGTTACGACCGCTATGCCCTCGTGCGCTCAGGGCTCGTCGCATGGAGTTATCCGCTGCCCGTGAAGCCTGCCGATGGTGCAGCGACAGGTGCCGTGGACGACCTGGACGACGAGGCCGTGGACTTCATCGCGAGAGAGGTCTTGCGTCTCACGAAGCCTGGATTGTTCGCCACGCAGGAGGAAGCGGAGGCTGACAGAAAAAACGTCTGACCCGGTTTCATCGATCGCTCGATGGTGAACCGGGCCTCCAGCCGTTCGAACAGTTCGTCGGGATCCTCTGCGAGGAGTTCCACTGTCTCCCGTCGGCGGCGTGGGCGGAGATAGAACGCCTCCCGGTCGGATTCCTCCAACAGGTGATCGAGTATCGGCGCTACGCCGCCGCGTACTACACCAACCAGGTCGACCCGAAGGGATGGGCGCAGTCAGAGATGCGGACCCTTGCACAGGAGATCGAGATGGCGCTGGCCGCCGAGGAACTGGATGGCCGATAGGTTCGTGATCGAGGTCGATACGCGCGAATTGCTCGCGGCGCTGGATGCGATCCCGGCGGCTATCCTCCTTAATTTGAAGGCAGCCGCCAAGATTACGGCCGACAATATTGCGCGCGAAGCAAAGAGCCGTATCGCGCGGAGGACTGGTGAAACCGCCGAGGGGATTCACGTCGAGGAATCCTACGGCGGCAACGGATACGTCGTGCTGATGGGTGATGTCGTCAGCGGGCAAGAGACGGCGAGTCGGCAAGCGCGTGGTCTGAAATCCGCGAAGTCGAAACTGCATCAGATGAAACACGTCGGTATCTGGTTGGAGTTTGGGACGAAGCACATGACGAAGCGTGAGTTCTTCTTTCCGTCCGCGCGGCTAGAGGAAGCCGCGCATGATAGACGTGCGCGTGAAGCCGTACAAGACGCTATAAATTCGAAGGGATTGGGCGAGTAGATGGCCGGCCAGAATCCGTCGATGGTGATCCGCGTCGCCGCGACGATCGCGGAGCTACGCGCAAATCTTGCCGAGGGGAAATCGCAGATCGAGACAACGACGTCTGCCATGCAGAAACTGGCGACGTCGTTTAGTGGCGACAAACTTATCCAAGCCGCCAACAACGTGACAGCCGCCGTTAACCAGATCGGTGGCGCATCGAAACTGACAGAAGCAGAACAAGCGCGCGTCAACGCTACGCTTGAGAAGGCGCTGGAGAAGTACCGCGTCCTCGGCAAGGAAGCGCCGGCTGGTATGCAGCAACTCGCGAACGACACCAAGCAGGTCGATCAATCTAGCTTCAAGCTGACCGACACCGTAAAACAGCTCGCACTGGGCTTCGCGGCCATGTTCACGGCGCGCGCCGCGTTTAACTTCATCAACCAGACGCTCCAGGAAGCGTCGGCCCTGAAAGACTTGAGCCAGCAGACCCACATCGGCGTCGAGGAATTACAGCTCCTCGCCAGCGCGATGTCCGAGTTTGGTGTCGACGCTGACGTGCTCGGGAATGGTCTGTTTGCTCTGAGTCTACGGATCGCGAAGGGGGAGGATTCTGTCACGGACGCCCTGCTCCAGATGGGAATGTCGCTGAAGGACGTCCAGGGACTGGAAGGCGAAGCCTTGTTTCTCACGATCGAACGCGGCCTGGCGAAGCTGCACGGGTCGCTGCGGGACACGACGGCGGCGGATCTCTTCGGATCACGTCTCGGAATGGCGATGGCCGGCGCCTCGGAAGGCATCGACGACGCGATGGAGTCCGCTCGCAGGCTCAACACGGTCATGGGACAGGACGCCGTCAACGCGCTCGATCGGTACGACGAAGCCATCAAGCGCGCCAAGGTCAGCCTGTCTGCGATGGCCGCGAACATGATCGGTCCGGTGGCCGAGGGGTTCAATGTCATCTTCGAAGCGGCAGGCCGTGGCGCGAGCAAGTGGGACATCTTCGTCGCGGTCATCAAGGACTTCGCGACGAGCAATACCGTCGCCGGGGCGAACACCTCGCATCTCGCGAAGCTGCTGGATGAGCTGAACCAGAAAACCGACGCTGGCACCACGACGACGAAAGCCGTCACGGAGGCTCATAAGGAGTTCGTCCCGGCGCTGGAGTCGACGGCCGGAGCGACGAAGAAAGCCAGGGATGAGACCGAGGCCGCGCAGAAGGCCGTGGACGCCTACGTCGACTCGGTCAAGAAGATGATCTCCGCGCACGAGTCCGCGATCGCCAGCCTGGCGAACAAGCTATTCGGCTTTGACGATATCGAACGCGCGCAACAGTACATGGAGGCGCTCGGCGGCGTCGAGAACGTCTCCAAGTTGAGCGGGAAGGCCCAGGAGGAATTAGCCGGCGTCATGCGCGCCGGCGTGGAGGCGATGGTCGCGTCCGGCCTGAGCGCAGACGAGCTGACCGGGCGGATGGAGGTCTTCCGCCTGGCCGCCACGCAGACCGGCCGCGATGCGTCCACGGCGATGCAGGCGATCAAGGACAGTGCAGCCGAGGCGGCGCGCGTGCTCGGCCAGGTCAGTGAAGGGCTCACGATCGTCGGGCAGACTCCATCGTTCACGCCGACGCCGTCGTCGCCTGGCAATTTCATGTTCGGAAGCCGGACGTCGTCGAGCCCCCCGTCGTCGCTTGCCCAGACGGGCGTCGTCGTCTTCGGCGGCGAGGGGCGCGCGGGAGGCGGGTCGGTCAGTGCCGGCCAGCCCTATATGGTCGGGGAGCGCGGACCTGAGTTGTTCGTACCTGGCGCGTCTGGCGCGATCGTGCCGAACGGAGGCGGTGGGTCGAATATCACGATCGCGGCCGGGGCCGTGCAGATCAACTACCCGCTCATGAACGACCCGCGCGCACGGATGGAGATTGCCTCAATGGTCGGGGACGCGCTCATGGCCCGCCTGCGACAGCAAGGGCTGCGTGTGCCGTCGGGGGCGTAATGGCGACAAGAGACGTTCAATATCTCGTCGTTGGCGGTGGTGGTGGTGGCGCCGGTGACATTGGTGGCGGCGGGGGCGCTGGAGCCTTTCGCGCTGGGACTCTCAGCTTATCCCCTGGGTCCTATCCAGTGACGGTCGGCGGCGGCGGCGCTGGCTCGACGAGCGGAAGCAACACAGCCGGAGACGATTCGGTCTTCGATACGATCACCTCGACTGGTGGCGGTCGGGGCGGGACCTTCAACGGAAACGGCGGGAATAGCAGTGGCGGATCAGGTGGGGGCGCTGGGCGAGATGGCACGACTGGCGGAACAGCTGGGTCATACGGCAACGCCGGCGGCGGCGGCGGCAGTGCGGGATCTGATGCAGGCGGTGGGGCAGGCGCCGTTGGTGGTGTTGGGTCGGGAGATAATGGCGGTGCTGGTGGAAATGGATCAGCCTCATCAATCTCTGGCGCGTCGGTCACGTACGCCGGAGGGGGCGGTGGAGCAGGCGTTGTTACGGGCGGTGCGGGCGGATCAGGCGGAGGGGGCGCTGGTGGCAATGGGAATGGCGCTGGGACTGCAGGTACTGCGAACCGTGGCGGCGGCGGCGGCGGCGGCGGCGGTTCGTCAGCGACTGGCGGGAACGGTGGCTCTGGTATTGTCATTGTTCGTTATGTCACGACCGATTTCGGAACGTCTACGGGCGGAACGATTACCACTGATGGCGCCGACACTATCCATACCTTTACGGCGAGCGGGACCCTAGAACTAGTCGGGCTTAGTAGCCCATCTGCATCCATTTCCCCAAGCGCCTCGATCTCGCCATCGGTATCAGCCAGCGCGTCGGTGAGTCCGAGCGCCAGCGTCTCCCCGAGCGCCTCGGTGAGCCCGAGCGTGTCGGCCTCGGCGTCGGTTTCCCCATCGACTTCTGCGTCAGCGTCTGTATCACCGTCGGCGTCTGTCTCGCCATCGGCATCGGTCTCCCCATCTGAGAGCGCGAGCGCGTCGGTCAGCCCGTCCGCCTCGATCAGCCCGAGTAGTTCCGTCAGTCCGTCCGTGAGCGCGAGCGCCAGCATCTCGCCGAGTGCCTCGGTCAGTCCGAGCACCTCGCTGTCGCCGTCCGTGAGCGCGAGCGCCAGCATCTCACCATCGGCCTCGGTTAGTCCGTCCGCGTCGATCTCTCCGTCGACCTCTGTCAGCCCGTCTGTATCCGCGAGTGCGTCGGTCTCTCCATCGATCAGCGCGAGCGCCAGTATCAGCCCGAGCGCCTCACTCAGCCCATCGGCCTCGGTCTCGCCATCGGCCTCCGGATCGGCGAGCATCAGCCCTTCATCCAGCGTCAGCCCGTCGGTCTCGGCCAGCGCGTCAGTCTCCCCGAGCGCGTCGCTGTCGCCGTCTGTGAGCGCCTCGATCTCAGCCTCTGCCTCGATCTCTCCGAGCACCTCGCTCTCGCCATCCGCCTCCTTGTCCCCGTCTGTCTCGGCGAGCGCGAGTATCAGCCCGTCCTCGTCCGTCTCGCCGTCGCCCGGCTCTGTCTCGGATGTCTACCTCTCCATCGATGGCGTGCACTACGCGACGGACCGCCTCGACGCGGCGAAGAAGGTCCTGCATGACACCCTGATCATCACGGACATCGTGGACGAGACGCCGACGCGGGCGCAGTGCAGCGTGCGCGGGTTCATCCCGAC